CAAAGCTCCCGAATATACCACGGAATAGCTAGCGAGTGAAACAAAGCTTGTCAAATATATAAAGCTCTATAAGACAGGCAACACAGGTCTCAAGCAATGTATCGAAATTCTCGGCGCTTAGACCCTCAACCACACAACTGGATGTTTTAAGTGCGGTTAAGATCATTTAATCTCCAAATGCCCTTAAGATCTCCACTCCTGCAAGGTCTGCAACAACTAGTTAAAGGCGAGATTCTAAAAACGGGGCCGAACTCACGGTTGGCCTTGGTGTCCTCTTAACTTCTGTGGTCACTGTGGTTAAAAGCATCACATTACTGTATGCAAGAAGCTACGGTACATCAATCAGGCAAAAAAGTTTTTGACCACCGCTCAGTTGATCCAGTGCAATCACAAAGAGTTATATAGACAGATCAACCTTTAGAAGAGGGAATCTAAATAACATGCGGATCGTTAAGAATCGTAACTTGTCCTTGCAGCTCTCAAGAAGACGACCGCTTTTCCTTATGGCAAGGAAAATGTTAGATCAAAAGCTTTGTTACATCCTTAACTCGTCAAAACTATGGCTGTTTTGCCCCAATACAATCGTTTCAGTTTGTAAAAGATTGACTTAATTGCTTCTAAAGAGATAGCAAAGTATCGAAAGCAAAAGAAGTATCTCGCATAAAAGTAGCCATCCTTCAAACCACGCGGATGCTACAAAGACCTTGATAACTGGGATGGCTCTTGCTTCAAAGGAAAATTTGTTTTACCCGGTGCCCAATTCGTTGGAATGTACACTCGCAATGAACACGTTCGCGTCGATGGTATTGTTGGCCATGTTGACCCAGGGGTCACTGCAGGATACGGCTTTGCATTTGTTGGTGGTGAAAAGAATGAAAACCCTTTCGGTTTCAAATTCCAATCCCAATTTTTATTGTGCAATTCCTTCATGAAGGTTCCACAATATAACTGTGACACTTTTATTAAGACCCAACTTGCTAACATTAATGTCCAGCCTCCTACATTTTCTTTGTATAATACTTGGACAAGACCTTTCGCGGCTCCCGTTCATTCTAAGTTGAGCCAAAATAGTTATATTCGTGGCGCTTTAAATCTTACCAAGAGCGTCATTAAGTCTGTTTCCAATAAAGCTGATTAAATATTAACTTCTAACGCTGTTAAGAAAACCGCTTAATTTGTCACGATAGCAGCTAAATCTACCAGTTCGTTTATCAAAAAATAATTCACCCCATCCAACCAGCTAATTAGCCCTATTGTCCTGTCAAGAAACTTGAGTCAGCATATAAACACACTCTTCAAACTCCCAGCATTCAGAACGATTGACGACAAGCTTTTTACTCTGGATAAGAATCCTTAATATCTCAAGAAAAAGAATTGTTTAAGCCATATTTCTCATGTGGGAAATACTGCTGTAGTCGTCTCAAAAAATATTGGTCACGTCGCTATCAATGTCACAAAATCCATCGGCTAAGCCTCAAAAGCTGTTGGTCGTTCTTCATGGAGTATTGCAAAAAGTGTATGCAATGCTTCTCTGGTTACATCAAAGACTACTGGTACTCTTGTTGTAGACGTCACAAAGTCTGCTTGCAAAAAAACTAAAGTTCTTGCTGTTGCTTCTGTGAATGCAACTATAAGTGTTACCAAAACCGCAGGAAAATATGCTATGAAAGCTTCAAAAGCTGCCAGTTAAAAACTTGTTCGTGCCACTAAAAGAGCCGCAAGACGTGTTGCCGTGTAATTAACTCCTGAACCTTCTTGGTTAGATGCCCACCAAATAACTGCTGCAAGATGTGGTTTGATCGCAGCGATCCGCTTGACGCAAAACTATTCCGACCACGTTGCAAAGCGTATCAGATAATGTTACTTTGTATAGGGAAAAATAAATTACGACCAGCTATGTGGTTACGGCTAACTGACTGAATATAAAAAACCAGTTTTCACTCACTCACCCTGGAATATCCTTGATGTTACACAATCTTTACTAATAGCAGCAAAACTAGCTGCAGTTCAGATTCCAGTTCCACTCTTAAAGTCTGTTAGTGATCGGTTTGTGTCAACTGCTGCATATGTGACAAGCAAGTCTTATCAGGGTTTAGCTTCTGCAGGAAACACTTTAAAATAGTTCAAACCTGTAGATAAGCTTGTCGCTTAATTGAAGCAGTATGTTCAGAACTCTCTTCTTTTAGGTATACGCGGTTCAACCACTTGTCTTCTCGCAAGAGCTCTGCTTGCGCTGGACCCTTAATCTTACACAAAGGCTGGCAATTGGGCCGGGGATTTTGGCTCCCTTATAACCAAGTAACTTGGCCCTTCAACAGGTTCGCTAGGTCGTCAGTTTAGAAGTTACGGACTTGTTATGAGAGCTAACTGGGTCTCTCCTGGACGTTAATAAAGTGCTGGCTTAGGGTAAGTCGGCCAAGTTCTTTTCCCAATCAATCTTGACAACAACTGTGTCTTCTATTCAGCTTGTATATTATTAGGTAAGTCGCCAACTCTCAAACAAATCATACGTTATGAGTCCATGATGACACGCAAATTAGCTGCAACCTGGTTGGCTATGTAGGCTGTGTCCGAAGCTCTTGGTGTTTAAGTCTCAGATTGTTATACATAGGCTGGCAAAGCTTACTTGTTAATCATTAGTCAAGGCGGTTCTTGTTTCCACGCGGGTGCTGTTCGTGGTCCTGTTCATGATATCGATATAGATTCGCTCTTAGATCGTATAAGCTCTCACGTTGATGAACATGCTTAGAGCAAACTGTATCAAGATTTGTTCATGAACTCATATTCATAAATCTACCCAATTACAAGTTCAAAGAATTTTAAAGGCAATAACAAAACCAAAAACAATAAGCGAGGATTCTGCGAAGCATGCAATTCAAATTCTCATGACTTTTCATATTGTAGATATCGCCCCCGGTAGGATGGATATTGCCCCGCATGCCGTAAGTCAAATTATTAACATCATGATAATTGTTTCTATCTTGATTCAAAATATTGTAGGTATTGCAAACTAATGGGATGTTAATGTAAACACTAGAACTAACGTCCAAATCCTAAAGCCAATCAGTCACAAAAACCTTAAAAAATCCACTAAGAAGTTGATCAAGACGAATGGAGTGATGATGATGTTAATGATTATTATTAATCATAACCATAACCACAGCCAGGCTTCTAACGTTAAGATTGGACCACCGATGTCGAAAAATAGCGTATTCTCGACGAGTTCTAACAAATCATGGCTTAAGAAGACGGACGACCTAGTCCCTTCAAGAAACAGCAACGTTATGCCGGCCGCATGCGTTAGGGGCAGTAAGATCTTCCAAATTTTAAGAAAAAGAGTGCTAAATTCTAAGCAGTAGGCAAGAGAGTTAGTGGATATTGTTCACAATCATTTAGGTCATACTAATAGTATTAAAATCTGATATTTGATTCACCTGATCCTATCGGATGGTAGTCCTTCCATTTGGGTGCTCCTGCATAGATACCTAATCACAGGTTCGGAGCTAGTATGTTGCGTTTCAATAAACAAACAAATGTTATATTCTTCAAGCGTATTGTGTAAACTGTGAATGGCGTTCAAAAGAAGCAAGCAAAAAAGTGTCAACGTCATGAGATCCCTGAAACATTGACCCAATATTTGGAGAATTTCACCGGAGCAAAAGTCACTATAACTTCTGTTGGCCCTGTTATTTCTATCGATTAGCTGCTTCTTGGTGACTTCATATAGTTTAAAATCGTCTAATAACAATCAGGCATGGTCTTCTAGTAGATTTAAAGTCTTAACTCACGCCAAATTTAAATGGATGTTCATGGCCCTTGCTCATAGATCGCAAGACCTTAGCGGGTTCGCCAACTCGGTGGCATAACTATGTAAAGGCTATCAAATCCTTAAAAGATAACTTTCCCCTCAGCTTAAATATATGAGTAATTAGCCACCAATATAAAATAACTTTTAAAGAATGATATCACTCCCGTTATTGATGCATTTGTTGGCACAGGCAAGTCAACTCAGCTGCCATATTACATTTGCGTGAAAACCACCAGACAAATTTTTATTGTTTAACCAACAATTGCTTTAGCCCGGTCTGTTTACAAAGATTTGGCTAGTTCGGTCATCATTTTGAATAAGGCAAATAACACATGTTTGACTGTAGGATATAAAATCCATGGTGCCAAATCAGACGGTAACATAATGGTTATAACACCTACTTACTCCAACCCTATCTGTGAGTTCACTATCTATGATTAGTTCCAGTAAATTTATGGTATCGCCCTTAAGAAGCTGACTAATATCGCTGCCTGGAAAAACATATTATTAATGAGCGCTACACCAAAAATTTCTTTGTTAGCATGTATTATGAAATCACGCCAAGTCAAATTATTGGACATAAAATTACCCTGTAAGGTTAAGCGACTCATCGGCCATTTGTTTGGAGGCCTTCATCAAGTTCACAACAACAACATGACATAGGGCATGATGAAAATCGGTTCTTTCATACCTTAATAATAAGTCGCAGTCAGGGTTTAAGTTCTTGGACTGAATTAAGTTCACATTAAGCAGAAATAAAAAACTGGACTTAACGCTCATAAAAATTATTCAAAAGGTTACAATCCCACTGACAACATGATCGTTGCTTTAGTCGACTTCGGGCACAGTATTTACACTCAGTCTACTAATAAGAGCGTTATAACTTATGTTTAGACCGTTCCCATCTAGAAATAATTGGTGATCCAGGCTGCTGGAAGAACGGGTCGTAGATTCTTGACAACAACTCTAACTATATGCCCAAGAATGACAAATTGGTGTTTTCAACGATACTCTCCCCCTCGCCCATCTGGAGTTCCTGTTATTAAATAAGATCAAGTCATAGCTTAATGTGTAAGCTCTCGAACAAAGCCAGTTATTTATTACAACAGTGCTACTACTAACATTTCTGACAGTATACAAAATTACTTACCTATTTAAAAAGGCTGCGTATAAATTACTCTCAATGGCTAAAAGAAAGTCATGCCTGTTACTAATATTCCTGATTAAAAAGTGAGATCAGTTTATGGACTTATAATTGTTAACGATCGTGTGACAGGAATACATTTTGACACTAGACCAGGCCAAGCCCAGGATATAAAAGCGAATACTCAATCTTATATTGATAACACAACTGGGATGCCTGTTCAAGGCGGTCTTTTAAGTGCTGCACCAGGACCTAAGCCTATCTTTGCTATAACATCCCAATAAGCTAATGTCATTGGTGTCGCTGATTCTCTTATGCGCAAGGGTATCCCCAAGTCTATTTTGGTCAACAGTTTGATAAAAGCTGGTGGAAAAGCAAAGGTTGTTAAGACTGGATCTACAAAAATGTATTTCAATTTAGCCTTATTTTCCGATGTACAGCTTTAAATTGACTAGCCTTAATTCGCACGCACTTTCCTTTCTTACGTCCAGACAAGACTATTCATGAGTTCGGAGGCTAAGTCAGCTATTATTGGGTTACGTGGTCTTCATCCTAGCATGACTAAAGTTTTGACTTAGCAACTGTCTGGTTTCTTAAGATTGGAACTTGTATCGGTTTAGTAAACTACAAAATGCGATTACTTAATCGATTTGACCGACTCGAAAGTTGTTAACACTAATCCTGACTTGATAGTCTTACAAAAACCTCAAAACATTCGTAACTATTATCCTGTCCTTACCATTACCACCGTTGCGAACAAGACTGCATTGGTTAATAACAGAGGAGCTCGCGATTTGCATTTTTATATTAAGGATTAGAGCCAATCTCACTTCGGTGTCGACTCTACGATGGATTTGCTACTTTCTTCGGCAAAAGATCTCCAGTCCTAACTGATGTCCATTTGTCAAGGTATAGATGCATCTGACACTTAATGTTTCCCTTTAACCAACCACACCAGCAAAGTTCTTTAACATGTTACTACTTGCATTGCATCAGGTGATTAAGTTCCCTAGATAGACAAGTTGAATTAAGTATTGTCTTTAACTGGGAAGTAGTAAATCTAGGCCAGATATTGTTAAAAACCATTGGCTTAAATAATTGAACAAAACTACCCACTCTGCAAACAATTGTTCAAAGACATCAAGTCTGATTACAAGAATGACGCATGTTAATCAGGAATGATATGGGATTAAATGTTAACTGCAATTTCTCTCGGTGACTCGAAAAAATTCAATTGTGATGGTTCTTTCACCTGTCCTTACTGTACATACGCTTCTTTCTTCAATAAGCTTTCAAAGTCCTAGGAAACTCTTGATTGTTGTACTCATTTGTATGATTACAACCTCGGATATTAATGTAAATTACAGGATGATATATGCATATTTTCTGTTTAATAGCTCCGGACTCATCGCCATTCAGTATTCCGTCGACTGACTTCCATGAAATAACTCAGCATATTGTAACATTAGGGTACCATTTTATATAGCTAAGCTCCCTTTGTTTATCTTGAGAGACGTTCCTAGGTTGCTACTCCTGTTTCGCTTGTATAACTGTTCTTCACCTTGGAATTAAACTAGTCAGCCTATCAATTATCCATAAGGAATGTGCCTCTCGAAAACATGTTAGTTCTACGAGTAAATACATAGAACTTATTTAAGTTATTCATCTCCTTACGCCAGCACGCCACTCAAAAAGCCCGTAATTCATTTGAAATATCAAATCGTTTAATTGTTTGGACGACTAGTGTCTTACGTTTCCATCTCCCTTTGCTCAAATTGAATGTAGAGCTAGAACTGCAACTTTGTCAGGGTATGTACCCTTCAAGCTTTTTAAATTGCAAACTAAACACTGCTCTACACGCCGTTGCCCTTCCTTCTGTTTAATGTCTTACAGCTGATAAATCCCTTTGTGTCGCTGTCGAATCCGCACTAAAACGTCAAAAATCATGGAATCCGTATAAGTTTTTCTTTGGAGATATCAGTAAGATATACTCCGGCGATCCTGTATAATAACAGAAGACAGTCACCATATTCGCGTCATGGTTAAAAATCCTCCTCTAAAATAATCGTGAGTAACAGGCCATCCGACGAATAATTCACTACGGCAGTTAGAGACACACCGGTGTTCACATGCAATACAACACTTGGATGTTAGCTAGAGGCTTGCGACCTGCAACAATTCTTTAAAATATTGCAGTTTCTCTATCAAAAAAAGTTGAAGACGTTACAGCTTCTATATCGAAGAAAGCTGAAGACGTTGCAGCCTCTATATCGAAAAAGTCTGAAGAAGTTGTCTAAAATGCTGTAAATTCTGCTACGGGATTCGTTGCCAAACTAGCTAAGAAAGCCCTTCAAAAAATTGTATAAAATGTATGTAACGCTGTACGGAAAAGCAAATATGTTGTATTCCCCGTTGCTGCGCTTGCTATTGGTGCTTGGACATTCCGGAGTATACGTAAATATAGAGTAACTTCCGAACAGTATCTAGCCGGAATGCGTTGGCCCGTTTAACCTTAGATAGTCCAACGACTTTAGCCAACACTCTCTGTGTCTTAATTCGGTTTACATCCATTTGGTGCTTCTCGTTTAGTTGTACAAGATCCTATGTTGAGAGCTTAAGACGCTACCAGATTCAGGAGTTTAATGGGCGGAAAATTAGCGGACGTTCAACGTGTCACCACTGTAGTGAAAATGGTTCCATAAACTATTCGTAATATGGGTGGACATCAAGTTTTATAGCCTAGCAGAGCGTAAGCTTCTTATGATGTTTTCACTTAGAACTTGAACACGGCCTATTTACTGATAGGAGATAGACGCTACTTATACAACACTCGTCCGGTTTACATGGTTTCAAACACCTACACGAAAGGCTTCAAGTCTGTAGGCAAGTCAGTAGGCATCTATGCTGATTTAAATCGCTCAACCGTCAACTCTATACGTGCTACTGTTGTAGCTGCCTCTGTCACTCCCGGCCTGGCTTTGCCAAAACCATAAGTAATAGTCGCTCGTGATGCTATTCAAGGTCCCTAATCTTGGTAATCAATATTGAGGTTGTTGCAACCTAATAATGTATTAAGCATTAAAACTGCTTATATAATCGGTTGGTTCCCCTTGACTTAAGCTCATTCTATCACGAATCTGAGCTGTGGAGCTATTTCTGTTCGCCCCACGGGAATAAAAAACTGGCCTGTTTTGCTTACTAATCTGCAATCATAAGATAATTATTAAGACGTGCAGCCCACCATACATGAGCTTATTCGAATGTGTAAGGCATGGGGTGTAACAGTGCAAGTTACCCCATCATATGTCCAATACAATTTGACATACGCTAAAGTCACTCTGCAATATTCCGGGCACAACAACGCTTTCTCTAAATCTTCAACTCTTGTTACAACTATTGGTTCTTTCGCTTATGATCATGATACTGGCAGAATTGGTTCGGTCTTGGATGTAAAACAGCAAGCTATTTTTCAAAAGGCTTCAATTGCTCAGAAACAGCAAATGCTTTCTGGAGGTCTACACCATTATGATACTCTTATGGCAGTAAATCCAACACGCCACAATATCAAGTTTAGGTCAGCCACCTTTCCTTCTCTTTTGAATAAGTTCCGATGTAGCGCATTGAACGTAGTTCCGGCAAACAATTATGATCCGTCTTTTGTCAATATCGGCTGGTTCTCCACTTTGTTAACTAAACTGACCAAACGCAAGTCAACTGCTATCACTAACTTGTAAACTGCCGATGCTAATTGTCATGTAAAGTGGTAACTGGCTCTTGGGAATTTGGATCCCTTACGTACTCTTGACACTAATCCAACTACTGAACAATATCATGGTCAACGCATGACTTTGTAACATGATGTGGCTCACGCAATTTTTCCTCACTAGGGAAGAGTTTATATAGGTGACAATTTAAGTAACACTTGCTTTGATCGTCAAGCTCAATATGTATAGCCAATAATGCCCGCTTATCCTGTCCGAGGCCTGAATCGTGCGCTCTCTCGTGTTACTTAAAACTTGTTGGCTAATACTACATACTAATACGTTGACTTTGTTATAGTTGATAAAGACCCTGTTCTCCACTAAATGCCTAGCATATTCGCCACAGACCCTTTCGTACCCATGTCAAAATGTGTTTCGGTCTAATGTTTACAATAGCTTTATGAAGCAGGATGGAACAAAACTGTTCTCCCCAAATTCAGTTTTCATCTTGGTGGTATTCAGTATAAATTACCCTAAATGCCTCATCCATTAGTCTGGGGTCATTACTGCACATGTACGAACAAGAAAAAATGCCTCATATCTTTTAAGGATACTTTTGACCCCACCAAGTAAATTAAGATAGGCTATTGTTAAGTTTGTGCAAAAAACTACATTCATGCTCTTCTTGGGAGACAAGCAGCTGCCAAAGTTTAGGTTGATCCCGTTATGGGAAGGTAATTCGCTGCATATTGTTAGTGGTCCATTTAACAATAAGTCCTTTAAATGGTTTAAAAGAATCTGATTATAGACACTTAAGACGTTTAGAGTGTCTAACTTTATCATAAGCACAAATAATTGTCAGACCCTGCTAAAGCTCAAAATCTCAGGAAAAACCATTTCAAACCAATCAACCCTAAATAACGCGGTAGTTTGTTCGTAAAATCAGGTTAAAATCAGGTCATTAAGCAAAAGTTCGTTAGCTAATTTAATGCTGTTCGTTGCAACAGATATAAAATAAATCCTAGGATGATCATCTGCCCTTCTTGGACTGTACGCAGCAGGATAGGATACATTTCGTATATGACTCTGAATTATTTTAAACAGTACACCCCTGAATATTTTTTGAGTAAGACCTCGTTACAATTTTAATAGCGCATAAAAAATATGAAGAGACTGCCATGGGTTCACACAACTGATTATTCCCGTTACGACAAAACTAATTCCGCTTTCCTTCGAACTTGTTACGACGGATACTTGTACTTTTACATGCATAAATATGGTGTAATAAAGTCATAAAAATCTTAGCAGACGTTTGACAAATGTTTCGAAGCCAATGTCAGAGCAGACTTCACTATGCTGATAGGCGGCGGGAAGCGTAATGATCCTGCAATCTTTAGAGGAAAGGGCACTCTGAACGGCACTACTTATTCAGGTCATCCTACATGCACAACAAATTGTGGCTCTGGTCGGAATTTAAAATTTCATCATTTCGGGATCTTCAATCACATACGCTTTGCACCCTTTTGGTAATAGTATGATGCCCTACCTAAGGTTGCATACTTAGGTTTTGACGGTCAAAGACGGCCTTACCCTGCAAGTTACAAAGCCTGGATCACTCTGATTAGAAAATATATTGATATGCTCATTGTCGGTGACGATTTCTTTAGCATGAATCAAAAGAGATAGGTTGCTTTGTTTCTTTAGCAAGCCATGCGTCTTGTGTGTGCTGATAGGGATTAACGTATGGTACATGGTTTAGGACTCATTGTGAAATAGTCACACCAGGATTTTATGAGGGGAAATATGCTATCAAAAAACATCGGTTTGTATAAAGGTGTTCCTGTCATTACGCGCATGCCCTAAAAAATTATTCTCACATGCACCGGCCTTCCGTACACTTTGACTTAAAGTTAATGTCATTATCAAGCTGCCTTGTCTTTCATGTCATACTCTATGGATCCTTTATCAAAAAAGATGATGTAAATACGTTTAAAGATGAGCAATGGATAAAAATTGAATCAAGGTATAATTGATCATTTTATCAAAGATAGGGCTCATAAGATGGGTGTCCAGCGTTAGTATACTCACTAAGAAGCTGCTTTCGTTAACAAAATGTCTGTTGGATAGTATTAACGCCTTGTCAATAGTATCAGTTTAGTCGACAATAAAACAATTTAATGTGATCTATCATTTATGATTCCTGATACGATGGCTTTTGACTAACACACCTACCAATATGGCTTGGGCTCTCTTGAATTTGATCACCTCAGTCACTCCCACTAATAGACAGATCCTGTTGCACGAAGTATGCAAGGTGGAGAAAAAATAAATGTAA